ATGAAATCGGGCGCCGCATGGCTTGCCTCCGCGCTGCCCGAGGAGATTGACGATTTCATCGGATCGTTGAGCGAGGGCGCGCTTCTGGCGCTGCCCTGGGTGTTCGAATTCTGGGCGTTGCCGCATCAGGTGGCCCCTGAAGGGGCCTGGAAGACCTGGGTCATCATGGGTGGGCGCGGCGCGGGCAAGACGCGCGCCGGTGCCGAATGGGTGCGGGCGCAGGTGGAAGGGGCGCGGCCCGGCGATCCGGGGCGGGCCCGGCGCGTCGCGCTGGTGGCCGAGACTCTGGATCAGGCGCGCGAGGTGATGGTGCTGGGCGAAAGCGGCATCCTGGCCTGTTCGCCCCCCGACCGGCGGCCGAAGTGGATTTCCAGCCGCAATGTACTGGAATGGCCGAACGGGGCCGAGGCGCGGCTGTTTTCGGCGCATGACCCCGAAAGCCTGCGGGGGCCGCAGTTCGACGCCGCCTGGGTGGATGAACTGGCGAAATGGCCGAAGGCGCAGGCCACATGGGACCAGTTGCAGTTCGCGCTGCGGCTGGGGTCCAATCCGCAACAGGTGGTGACGACGACGCCGCGCAATGTGGAGGTTCTGAAGGCGATCCTGCAAAACCCGTCAACCGTGATCACCCATGCGCCAACCGAGGCGAACCGTGCCTATCTGGCTGACAGCTATCTGAGCGAGGTGAAGGCGCGGTTCCAGGGCACGGCCTTCGGGCGGCAGGAACTGCTGGGCGAACTGGTCGAGGATGTGCCGGATGCGCTGTGGACCTTGCCCATGATCACGGCGGCACGGACGGCACCGGCGGCAGAGCCGCAGCGCGTGGTGGTGGCGGTGGATCCGCCGGTAACGGCGACCAAGGTTTCCGATGAATGCGGGATCGTGGTGGTCGCAGCCGACACGCGGGGTGGGCCGGGTGAATGGCGCGCGGTGGTGCTGGCGGACCGATCGGTCAAGGGGGCATCGCCAGAGGGCTGGGCACGGGCGGCGCTGGCCGCGATGGAAGAGTTCGGGGCCGAGCGGCTGGTGGCCGAGGTCAACCAGGGCGGCGATATGGTGCGGGACGTGATCCGGCAGATCGACCCTCTGGTGCCGTTCCGGGCGGTGCGGGCCATGCGGTCCAAGATGCTGCGGGCCGAGCCGGTTTCGGCATTGTACGAACAGGGCCGGGTGGCGCATCGCGGCGATCTGGGGGCGCTGGAAGCACAGATGATGCAGATGGCCCGCACGGGCTGGCGGGGACAGGGCAGTCCTGACCGGCTGGATGCCCTGGTCTGGGCGCTGACCGATCTGATCGTGGAGCCGGCGGGCAAGCTGGCACGCCCCGGATTGCGGACGCTGTAACCCACAAGAAATGTTGAACATTCGTCCCGCGTCACGGCGCGGGTGCGGGCGGGCCTTGCCCGTTGGCAAGAAAAAGGAGCGGCAGAGGTGTTCGATTTTCTGAAGCGTGCCGATCGGGCGGGAAGCCCGATGTCGGTGGAGAAGAAGGCCAGCGCCACGGGGCGGGTGATGGCCTGGGGAACGACAGGACGGGTGGCCTGGAGCCCGCGCGATGCGGTTTCGCTGGCAAGGAGCGGCTTTCAGGGCAACCCGGTGGGGTTCCGTGCGGTCCGGCTGATTGCCGAGGCGGCCGCGGCGCTGCCGGTGATCTGCCAGGATGCCGAACGCCGCCATGAGCAGCACGCGCTGCTGGCGCTGCTGGCACGGCCCAATGCGGGGCAGGGGCGGGCCGAACTGCTGGAGGCGATCTACGGCTTTTTGTTGCTGAGTGGCAATGCCTATGTCGAGGCGGTGCCGGGTGAGCGCGGCCCGGCGGAGTTGCATGTGCTGCGGTCGGACCGGATGTCGCTGGTGCCGGGGGCGGATGGCTGGCCGGTGGCCTATGACTATGCGGTAGGCGGCCGGGTGCATCGGTTCCCGGTGACGGAAGGCCAGAGCCCGATCTGCCATATCCGGTCGTTCCACCCGACGGACGACCATTACGGCCTGTCGCCCCTGCAGGCGGCAGCGGTGGCGATCGACGTGCATAATTCTGCGTCAAGCTGGTCGAAGGCGCTTCTGGACAATGCGGCGCGGCCTTCGGGGGCCATCGTCTACAAGGGCGCGGACGGACAGTCGAACCTGTCGCCCGATCAGTATGACCGGCTGGTCAGCGAGATCGAGACCCATCATCAGGGCGCGCGCAATGCCGGGCGGCCAATGCTGCTGGAAGGGGGCCTCGACTGGAAGCCGATGGGATTCTCGCCTTCGGACATGGAGTTCCATGAGACCAAACTGTCGGCCGCGCGGGAAATCGCGGTGGCCTTCGGGGTGCCGCCGATGCTGATGGGCATCCCCGGCGACGCCACCTATGCCAACTATCAGGAGGCCAACCGGGCCTTCTACCGGCTGACGGTGCTGCCCTTGGCGGCGCGGGTGCTGGCCAGCCTGTCGCATTGGTTGCAGCAGTTCACCGGCGAGGCGGTGGAGCTGCGGCCCGATCTGGACCAGATCCCCGCACTGTCGGCCGAGCGCGACCAGCAATGGGCGCGGGTGGGGGCGGCCGATTTCCTGACCACGGCCGAGAAGCGGCTGATCCTGGGTCTGCCGAGGGTTCAGGAGGAGGAATGACCACGCGGAAGGACGGGGCCGGGTCGCGGTTCCTGTTCGACAGTTTCGATGCGGCCCATGCCCGGATCGAGGCGAACGAACGGGTCATGCAGGAACGCTGGGCGGCGCTGGAGTTCCGGCTTGGCCAGATCGATGCGGCGCTGGAGCGGCTGGAGCGGAGGATCTGGCTGGGGGTTTACGGGGTCGCGGCTTTCCTGCTGGCGCAGGGGGCGGAGGCCCTGATCACGGCGGCAATGAGGTGAACTATGGAAAGCTGTGGAGCGCCGGAGCGGAAATATCACCGCCCCGAGGCCGGTCTGGTGGTGACGGAAGGCCGGGTGGTGGCGGGCTATGCGTCGCTGTTCGGGGTGAAGGATCAGGGCGGAGATGTGGTCGAGAAGGGGGCCTATGCGGCCTCGCTGGCGCGGCTGGGGGCCAGGGGAGGGCGGGTCAAGATGCTGTGGCAACATGATCCGGGCCTGCCGATCGGCGTCTGGGACGAGGTGCGCGAGGATGGGCAGGGCCTGTGGGTCAAGGGTCGCATCCTGACCGAGGTGGACAAGGGCCGCGAGGCGGCGGCCCTGCTGACGGCGGGGGCGATCGACGGGCTGTCGATCGGCTATCGCACCGTCAAGGCGGAACGCGACGGCAAGGGGCGGCGTCTCTTGCAGGAGCTGGAGCTGTGGGAGGTGTCGCTGGTGACATTCCCCATGCTTCCCGAAGCGCGGGTGGCGGCGAAATCGGATGCGGTTTCGGATGCCCTGCGCGATCTGGCCGGTGTCTTCGAGGATGCCCGCCGGACCCTGGCCGAGCGCTGAGGCGCCCGAGCCTTTTTTCGTGACCGGAGAGGATCGAGAGATGACCGAGAGAGAGGCTCGGGCCGGGGAAGGTTTGCCCCAGGCCGTGACGCCGGTGGCGGAAGTTACATCCGCGATGACCGGTTTCCTGAGAGAGTTCAAAAGCTTTCAGGGCGAAGTGAAACAAGCGTTGCAACATCAGGAAGAGCGACTGACCATGCTGGATCGGAAAACCATGACCTACGGCCGCCCGGCCCTTTCGGCTGCGGTGGAGATGGATGCCCCGCACAAGAAGGCGTTCAACGCCTATCTTCGGTCGGGCGATGACGACGGGCTGCGGGGGCTTGTGCTGGAGGGCAAGGCCATGTCCACCGCAGTGGCGGCGGACGGCGGCTATCTGGTCGACCCGCAGACGGCTGACAGCATCCGGTCGATGCTGTTGTCGACGGCCTCGCTGCGGGCGGTGGCCAATGTGGTGCAGGTCGATGCGGTCAGTTTCGATGTGCTGATCGACCGCACCGAGGTGGGGTCGGGCTGGGCGACCGAGGTGGCGGCGCAGGCCGAGACGACGACCCCGACCATCGAGCGGATTTCGATCAAGCTGCATGAGTTGTCGGCGATGCCGAAGGCAAGCCAGCGCCTGCTGGACGACAGTGCCTTTGACGTCGAGGGCTGGCTGGCCGGCAAGATTGCCACCCGCTTCATCCGCGCGGAATCGGCGGCCTTCATCAACGGCGACGGAATCGACAAGCCCAAGGGCATCCTGCTGCCCGCCAAGGTGGCGAATGCCAGCTGGACCTGGGGCAGCCTTGGCTATGTGCCGACGGGGGCCGCAGCCGATTTCGCGGCTGCGAACTCAAGCGACTGCATCGTGAACCTGGTCTATGCGCTGGGGGCCGACTACCGCGCCAACGGCACGTTCATCATGAATTCGAAAACCGCCGGAGCGGTGCGCAAGATGAAGGATGCCGACGGCCGCTTCATGTGGGGCGACAGCCTGCAATCGGGCCAGCCGCCGCAGCTGATGGGATATCCGGTGCTGATCTGCGAGGACATGCCGGATGTGGGGGCGAACACCTATCCGATCGCCTTCGGGGATTTCGCCTCGGGCTATACCGTGGCCGAGCGTCCCGACCTGCGCATCCTGCGCGATCCGTTCTCGGCCAAGCCGCATGTGCTGTTCTATGCCTCCAAGCGCGTTGGCGGCGACATCACCGATTTTGCGGCGATCAAGCTTCTGAAAGTGGCCGTCTCGTAACAGGCCGAGCCGATCCCGGTCTGCCGGATGGCGGGCCGGGACAAGGGCGCGTGCCGGACACCGTTCCGTCTAGCTGCTCCCCCATTCCGTCCGAGCGGAGCGGGAGAAGGGCACGCGCCCACCCCAACAATCGCGGCATCGGAGACAAGGATGATGTTGACCGAGGTAACGGCGGTGCCGGGAGCGGCGTTGCCGGTCGAGGCGCTGAAGGGCCATCTGCGGATGGGGTCGGGATTTGCCCTGCCTGCGGGGCAGGAGGATCTGCTGGCAGGCTATCTGCGGGCGGCGATGGCCGCCATCGAGGGCAGGATAGCCAAGGCGCTGATCGAACGGCGGTTCCGCTGGGAGCTGGAGGCCTGGCGCGATCCGGCCGAGGTGGCGCTGCCGCTGGCACCCGTGGGCGGAATCGTCAGTGTGACGTTGGTGGATGCCGCAGATGGTATGGTGGTACTGCCGGGCGCGGCTTGGCGGCTGGTCCGCGACCTGCATCGACCAAGGCTGTCGGGTGCGGCCGGGGCGCTGCCGATGGTGCCGACAGGTGGCAAGGCCGTTGTGGAATTCGATGCCGGTTTCGGCCCGGTCTGGGCGGATGTTCCGGCTGACCTGCAACAGGCGGTGCTGCTGCTGGCCGCAGAATTCTACGAGCATCGCCATGATGACGGAACGTCCGGCGCGGGCCTGCCCTTCGGTGTGGTGACGCTGATCGAACGATGGCGGCAGGTGCGGGTTCTGGGGGGGAGGGGCCGCAGATGAAGGCACCTCATCTCAACCGCGCGCTGGTGCTTGAGGCGGCAACGCGCGTCCCGGACGGGGCGGGCGGGTTCAGCACGGTCTGGGCCGCGCTTGGCACGCTTTGGGCCGAAGTGACGCCTGGATCGGGGCGCGATCCGGCGGGGGAGGAAGTGATCCTGACCTCGGTTCCCTATCGGATCACGGTGCGGGCGGCCCCGGTGGGGGCAAGCCATCGGCCCCTGCCCGAACAACGGTTGCGTGAGGGGGCGCGGCTTTTCGCCATTCTGGCCGTGACCGAACGGGATCCCGACGGACGCTACCTGACCTGTTTCTGCCGGGAGGAGGCCCCGCGATGAGCTATGGCGCAGCGGCGGCCTTGCAGGCCGCAGTCTATCAGCATCTTGCCGGTGCTGCGCCACTGGCGGGCGTAGCAATCTATGATGCCGTGCCGCCCGGCCCGGCGGGAACCTTTGTCCTGATCGGGCCGGAGGAGGCGCGAGACGCATCCGACAAATCGGGGGCGGGGGCCGAGCATCTGCTGTCGGTCAGCGTGATTTCGGATGGTTCCGGCTTTCTGTCGGCCAAGGGAATTGCGGCGGCGATTTCGGATGCCTTGACCGGGGCCAGCCTGGCGCTGGCGCGGGGGCGGTTGGTCAGTCTGATCTTTCAGCGTGCCACGGCCCGGCGGATCGACGAGGGCGAGACACGGCGGATTGACCTGATCTTTCGCGCCCGGATCGAGTTGTAGGGCCTCAAACGGCCAAAAGGAAACCATTCCAAGGAGATGAGCCATGGCAGTTCAGGCCGGCAAGGACTTGCTTCTGAAGATCGACCAGACCGGAGACGGCCAGTTCGAGACCATCGCGGGCCTGCGCGCCACGCGGATCAGCTTCAACGCGGAAACCGTGGATGTGACCAGCCTGGAATCCACCGGCGGCTGGCGTGAGCTGCTGGCGGGGGCGGGGGTTAAATCGGCGTCGATCACCGGGTCTGGCGTGTTCCGGGACGCGGGCACGGACGAGAGGGCGCGACAGATCTTCTTCGACGGCGAGATCCCGGATTTCCAGGTGGTGATCCCCGATTTCGGCACGGTCGAAGGGGCGTTCCAGATCTCGGCGCTGGAATATGCGGGCAGCCACAATGGCGAGGCGACCTATGAGGTGACGCTGGCCTCGGCTGGCGTGCTGACCTTCACGGCGCATTGAGGCCGGGCGTATGGCAAATCCATGGGCCGGAGAGGTGGCGCTGGTCCTGGACGGACAGCGCCATGTGGCGAAGCTGACGCTGGGTGCGCTGGCAGAGCTGGAAGCAGTGCTGGAGACCGGGTCGCTGCTGGATCTGGTGGACCGTTTCGAAGGGGCGCGCTTTTCAAGCCGGGACGTGCTGGCCCTGATCGTGGCGGGCCTGCGCGGCGGCGGCTGGCAGGGCACGGCGGCCGATCTGCTGCGGGTGGAAATTTCAGGCGGCCCGGTGGAGGCGGCGCGGGCGGCGGCCGAGCTTCTTGCGCGTGCCTTCGCGTTGCCGGGCGAAGGATGAGATCCGCAATCGACTGGCGCGGGCTGATGCGGGCGGGGTTGCATCAGCTGGGGCTGGAACCGGCGGTGTTCTGGCAGCTGACGCCGGTGGAACTGCGGATGATGCTGGGGGCGGAGCAGGTGGCTCCGCCCCTGACACGGGCACGGCTGGCCGAACTGGCGGCGGCGTTCCCGGACATCAGGGACAAGGGAAAGAGCGATGGAGAACACCGAGGTCCTGCTGGATCAACTGGCGGCACTTGAAGAACGGTTGGGAGCCACTGCCACCATGGTGGCTGCATTCGATGGAGAAATGGCCCGGATGCGGGAGACGATGGTCTTTACCGGCCGCGAGATGAACACGCTGTCGAATGGGATCGGCGGCGGATTGCGGCGGGCTTTTGACGGGCTGGTCTTCGACGGGATGAAACTGTCGGACGCGCTGAAGGGCGTGGGCAAGGCGATTGCGGATACGGTCTACAACATCGCGATGCGGCCGGTGACGAATGCCATGGGCGGCGCGCTGGCGCAGGGGATCGCGGGCATGATGGGGGCGTTCATGCCTTTTGCCAATGGCGGGGCGTTTGCCCAGGGCCGCGTGATGCCCTTTGCCAGTGGCGGCGTGGTGTCATCGCCGGTGATGTTTCCCATGCGGGGCGGGCGCGGTCTGATGGGCGAGGCGGGACCCGAGGCCATCATGCCGCTGGCGCGTGGTGCCGACGGGCGGCTGGGCGTGCAAGCGGCAGGGGGCGGACGCGCGGTCAACGTGGTGATGAACATCAGCACGCCGGATGTGCAGGGCTTTCAGCGCAGCCAGAGCCAGATCGCGGCACAGGTCAGCCGCGCCCTGGCGCGCGGCCAGCGCAACAGGTGAGGGTGAGGGCAGATGGCATTTCACGAGATCAGGTTTCCGGCGAACGTCAGCTTCGGTTCGGTCGGCGGGCCGCAGCGGCGGACCGAAGTGGTGACGCTGCAGAACGGGCATGAGGAACGCAATACCCCCTGGGCGCATTCCCGCCGCCGCTATGACGCGGGGGTGGGGCTGCGGTCGCTGGAGGACGTGGAGGCCCTGATTGCCTTTTTCGAGGCGCGGCAGGGCATGCTACACGGATTTCGCTGGAAAGATTGGGCGGATTACAAATCCGGCCCGGCTTCGCGTGCGGTGTCGGAACTGGACCAGATCATCGGCACCGGTGACGGCCAGTGCAGGGTGTTCCAGTTGCAGAAGACCTACAGGTCGGGCGAGGAAAGCTATGTCCGGCCCATCGTGAAGCCGGTTCTGGGCACGGTTCTTGTGGCGGTCGCACAGGACCCCAAGGTCGAGGAGCTGGAGTTCACCGTTGATCCGGCAAGCGGGTTGATCGCGTTCGAGACAGCTCCGGCGCTGGGAACGGCGATCAGCGCCGGGTTCGAATTCGATGTGCCGGTACGGTTCGACACCGACCATATCCAGACCTCGGTCGCCTCGTTCCAGGCGGGTGACGTGCCAAGTGTGCCGATCGTGGAGGTGCGCGCATGATCCCGGCCGGATTGCAGGAACATCTGGACAGCGGCAGCACGACTTTGTGCCGGGCCTGGAGGCTGGTGCGGCGTGACGGGGCCGAATTCGGCTTTACCGACCATGACTGCGATTTGCTGTTCGATGGCGTGGTTCACAAGGCCGGGTCGGGATTGTCGGCGCGGGCGTTGCAACACAGCACCGGCCTGTCGGTGGACAATACCGAAGCGGCGGGTGCGCTGACGGATACGGCGATCGGCGAGGCCGATCTGATTGCGGGGCGATGGGATGCGGCCGAGGTCCGAATCTGGTTGGTGAACTGGGCGGATGTGGAGCAGAGGCAGGAGTTGTTTCGCGGATCTCTTGGCGAAGTGACACGGACGGGTAACGAATTCCGGGCGGAGTTGCGCAGCCTTGCCGAAGCGCTGAACCTGCCGGTGGGGCAGGCCTATACGCGCGGGTGTTCGGCCGTGCTGGGAGACGGCCATTGCAGGTTCGATCTGGGCCAGCCCGGTTTTCTGCTCGAGGCGGCGGTCGATGAGGTCGACACCGAGGCCAGATCGCTCCGGTTCTCAGGCATGGGTGGTTTTGAAGACCGGTGGTTCGACTTCGGGCGGATGGACGTGCTGAGCGGCGCTGCGGCAGGGTTGACCGGATTGGTGAAATCAGACCGGATCGACATGCAGGGGCGCCGGGTGGAGCTTTGGCAGGGTCTGCGCGCCACGGTCGTGCCGGGGGACACGGTCCGCATCGCCGCAGGCTGCGACAAGCGGGCCGAGACCTGCCGTCGGAAGTTTGCCAATTTGGTGAACTTTCGCGGGTTTCCCCACATTCCGGGAGAGGATTGGCTGACAGCCTATCCCACCGCATCCGGGCAGAACATGGGAGGCGGGTCCTTGTTCCTGCGCTCTTCATCATGAGGGAGCCGGGTGGCAGAGCCGTTGCCGAGGCGCGGTTGTGGCTGGGCACGCCCTATGTGCATCAGGCCAGCTGCCTTGGTGCCGGAACCGATTGTCTTGGGCTGCTTCGGGGCATCTGGCGGGCGCTTTACGGTGTCGAGCCGGAGGCCGTGCCCGCCTATACGCCGGATTGGGCGGAACCGATGAGGGACGAGGTTCTGCTGAAGGCCGGCAGGCGGCTATTGCTGCCCAAGGCCATGACGGATGAGGCCGTGGGAGATGTGATCCTGTTCCGAATGCGGGAAGGCCGCGTGGCCAAACATCTGGGCCTGCAGTCCGAAACCCGCCCTGAGGCGCGTTTCATTCATGCCTACAGCGGTCAGGGCGTGACTGAAAGCGCGCTGACCGGTCCCTGGCGTCGTCGCATTGCGGCACGTTTTACTTTTCCTGACGGAGCCTTCTGA